TCGGTAATAGCGAGAATGCTTTCAACATTGTAACCTTTATTTGTTTGAAGGGTATAACTACCACAACTATATAAAGATAATAAAATAATTGCATATATCCAACTTTTTTTCATAGTTTAAGAGTCGTCGGGTAACTATTATAAATAGGTTCAGTTGTAGGGTGGTCTAATTTATAGAAATTATATATCTGTTTAAACAAATCAAAATTTTTATCTATACTGTCTATTATTTTAATTTGCCAACCTTTTCCTTGATAAACTCCTTTTTTATTTGATATAGTTTTGGTATGTGATTTTAACCATACTATTCCAGTTCTATCTACTTTAATACCTTTTGTTTCTTCTATTGCTTTAGCATATGCTGCTAACTGTAAGTGATATACTTTATGCATGTGTTTAGAAGTCTTAATATCTAACAACCACGTTTCGTTATCCATCTTTACTAGCAAATCTGCAGTACCAGCGTATTCAAATTTATCAGAAAAGACAAACTCTTCAGTAGATATAAGTTCTGGTTTATGGGTAGTCCAAAATTCATAAAATCTTAATATCATTTCCCAAACTAACTGAGAATATTTTGCTTTACCATAATCATCCATCCATGATACTTCTTCTCCTTTTACTAAAGCTTCAGCAGCTTCATGAACTTGAGTACCTTGTTTAGCAGCTTTAGACGCAATGAGGTCGGCATTATGGCCTACATCTTTCAACCAATTTTCAAAAAATTGATTCCTCGGCATATACTGGAGTATGGTGGTTACGGACGGATAAAATACTCCTTCCGACCTCTTATATACGCGTCTATCTAAAAAATTAATTTGTTTAAGTTGTGGATTAAAATCCAATCTCTGATTTGAGTGTTCTTTTAAAATGTTAGTACCTTGTCTAATCATAAATCTAATTTTCGGAGCATGATGTTAGAAATATCTAACTCAACCGACTCTTGTATTAATTCGGTAAAATATTTAAATCCCATTTCAGATGGGTCTTTATCTGGTAAGTCTACTAAAAATACTCTTTTACCTTGGTTTAAAAGTTTTTCTGATATTGTTAGTGCTTTATCTCTTGCATCAGTATCAAGAGCCACATATATGTCTGTTACTTTGGAAGTAATTAATTTTTTGTATAATGAATCAGTTATACTTTTTCCTAATAACGGTATTGCATTTCTACGTATAGCTATTGCATCAAACACACCTTCACATAGAATAATGGGTGTATTCCAATTAATTAAGTTTTCAAAAAAGATTACGTCTTTTGATACTTCAGGGTTTTTGTACTTAAAATAGTTGCCATCATAGCTTCTCGCAACAAAATAATTGAGTGAATTGGATTCAGAATAACTTGGGATAATAACTCGTCCTCCATATTCTCCAGACGTACAGTATCCAATCCCATATTTAATAAAATCATTATCGGTAAATCCTCTTTCATATAAGTACTTTTTTACTAAGTTAGCTACTACTGATGTTGTAGAAGCATTGTATAGAAGTTGAAACTCCTTTGGTAGTTCTATTATAGATAGCTGTTTATACTCTACAGTACCTCCTCTTGGAACATATTTTAATATTTCAGATGCTTGATCTTTAGGAGTCTTTAGTTGATATAATAATGAACGAATCGTTCTACCTTTAGTTTGACATACCCAACACTCCCAAGGATTTTTTCCTTCCTCGTTAGTGTGCATATTAATTTCTAACTTTGGTTTACGGTGATTGCAAAAAGGACAATGAAAAGCGTAGTTGTCTCTAGCTCTCTTGTGACTCTTGCCCAATATGTTTTCTATTGATCCTAAAAGAAAAGTATAGTCCATAACCAGTCCGTATCTATATCAAGATAAGAACTTATATTTAATTCAACAACTTATTCTACAATAAGTTCTTTTATTGCAGCAGTAACGGTAGTTTCAAGTAACTCTCTATTTTCTATATCTAAATAATCTTCTAATTTATCAGATATATTTTTAGTAAGTTTTTCTACATCATTTGCAGTTAAAGCAAGTTCAATATTTTCAACTACTGTTTTGTTTTCTAATATGACTTTAGATAGTTTCATAGATCAAAATTAAATTTGAAATTAGGAAAGTATTCATTTTCATTAGGTTCGTAGTCATAATAATTAGCCCCTCCTGTAATTTCATATCCTTTAGCTATGAGTGTATTTTTCATATTCCTATACTCACTGTCAGGTAAATCTTCTCTTTGCATTATTTCAACTCTTCCATATCCTTTGTTTCTTAAAGGGTCATCAGCTGATCTTCCTCCTGCATAAGCTCCCATACTTACATGAATATCGTCTCTATTGTAAGTATCTCTTAACTCGTTTTCAAGTTTATCAGCTAACTTACGATAGTGGCTTTGGTTTTCTAATATGATATCACTCAATTTCATCTTCCTTGACCTCTATAGGCCTTTTTATAGTTACGAGAAGTTTTTAACTTCGATGTTTTAGATTTAGCATGCACTCCAGGTCTTTTCCTTTTTGGTCTTTTCAACGCACCTCCTAAAGCTATTCCTCTTGCCATATCTTAACAACTAAATCACCAGTTCCTTTTATTAAACGGTGATAGGTTTCTTTAGGTATAAATAGTTTATCTTTTGTTAATCTTTGAGGGAGTTGATTATCAAGTTGGAATTGCCAATCAGTTTCGTGAATCGATTCTACTATACGGTCTTTTTTATCTCTATGCCATACTAGTTCGAATGTAGAAATATTTCGAGAAAATTCTCTTAATATATAACCGTCTTTCTTTTTTTCGGAATAAGGTCTAGCCATTAATTATATTCTGATAGTTTTCTTCAGCTTGGTTCCAACAAAGCACTTCGAAAAAATCATCTATATAATCACCTCTTTGACTTTTATGTTTAAGGTAGTATGCATGTTCCCATACATCCATTCCTATGATAACCTTTCCTTTTTTACTCATCAATGGATTATCTTGATTAGGCGTAGAAATGATATTTAATTTTCCATCGTTATAAACTAACCAAGCCCAACCTGATCCAAACTGCCCTAATCCAGATGCTTTAAACTTTTCTTTAAAATCATCATAAGAACCAAAGGTACTTTCCATTTGATCTTTTAATTCTCCTACAGGAGCTTTTGCTGGATCTGCAGATAATAGATTAAAGTATATATTGTGGTTATATACTCCACCTGCGTTATTTCTAACTGCATCATCGTATTGATCTATATTAGCAAATATTTCAGATAAAGGAGCAAACTTACCCTCCAGTGCTTTATTTAGTTTAGTAACATATCCGTTGTGATGTTTACTATGGTGTTCTTCCATAGTTTCTTTATCAATATAAGGTTCTAATGAGTTGTACTTATAGGGTAGTTCTAGTAACTTAAACTCTTTCTGTTCGAACAGTATATCTTTAATTTTCATTTTACCAGTAACCTGAGAAGTTTGATGATCCACCTAATGATTTCCAATAACGGCCAATATTGCATGACCAATAACCTGCTTTTGTTTTATCTTTCTTTTGAGCACATTTATGTCTAGCTGCAAAAGATGCTCTAGCTCCTTTTTGTTTTAACTTAACTGAGAGGTTACTATCCCCGAATGATACTTTTTTAACATTACCTTTTTTACTCTTAACATAAACGTAGAATTTTTTACTACCACCTCTTTTAGGTTTGTTAAGTTGTACTTTTTTACCTCTGTATTCTGCTTCTGAAATATAATCAACAGAAGCTTTAAGTAAATCAAAACCAGAATAGTCAAATGACTCTCCATGTATTTCAACTGCTTTTCTAAATTTATCCATATTGATAGTACCGCCGATTGATTCTACTAACTCTTTTACTAAATCAAAGTCAATCATTTCACTTATTGACATTGCTTCGTCAATCGTATCCTCGTTTTCGATCATTTGATCAATCATGCAGCCTATCTCAAATAATGGATTATAAGATGGCGAAATCATAGGTAGATCTAAAGGAACTCTCATTCCATTATAATCTCCATATTCACCTATATCTGTAGTTTCAAGAAGCTTTTGATCCTCTTCGTTTAACGTAATATAACCGTCTCTCCATGCGTCTCTCGCTTCAGCAAATAATTGTATAAAAGCGTCAGAAGAGTAACGGTAGATATTTTCTGATAACGTTAGATCATTATCTAAATGATATTGTAACGAAGGTAAACCAATAAGTTCTTTTATTTTAATCATGATAAAAATCTTTTCTATAAAATTTTCCTAGAATATTATCGTTGATATAGTTATCACGTTTTTCTAGTACTTCATTTATAAATAGGTATTTACATTCGAAATATGTTAGTTCCTTTTTAGTTTTACATATTACCAAAATCTTTCTCTCAAAATCGTTAAGATCAGATTCAACAAGTAATTGTTTTATTTTAGGATGAGAACCATGGTAAGTTTTCCAATCTGATTCTTTGGTTACTTTTCTTTTACGTTTTGTCCCTTTTAAAGGAGGTAACGTTCTATTAAAATGTAGGACCTTTTTGCCTATATAACGTAGGCCGGTAGGACGGTGAAAGACTTCATAAATAAAGCCATGAGTACCTTCAGGAAAGTCTGAAAGTTCATTGTATATCCTACCCTGGTAGGTCCAGGTAGGGTTTGTCATTTCCATATGATTTAATTTCTGTCGCTATAATCTCGATTTGAGATCATCTATTTGTGACTGCTGCTCTTTAATAGCTTGTATCAATAACGCGACAATTTTCTCATAACGTACGGCTTTATAGCCATTTCCTCTCGTAACTACTACCTCTGGCAGCACTTTTTCGATTTCTTGAGCGATAACACCAACATCATGACCGCTATGCTCAGAACTATTATTCCAATCAAATTCATATCCTCCGATTGTATTAAGTTTATCAATTGCACTACCTATAGGGGTAATGTTATCTTTAAGTCTTTCATCAGATGAAAAGAATGCTGTTATATCTCCTGAAGCATTAATCACCGATGCTGAAATAGGTCCTGTAAACGAACCAGATACTGCTGTAATATTTCCAGATACACTTACTCCTAAAGTATTTATTGCTGAAGCAGAAACTGGTCCAGTAAATGAACCTGATATTGCATTTATTTCTCCTGTAGTTGTTGTTGGAGCAACTCCTACTCCTAGACAATGAGCTTGTAGATGACTAGTAAATTTAGAAGTACCAGTACCGCCCATATGTAATAAACTACCAGATACAAGTCCGTTAATATCAATTTTACCTGAACCTGATATTGTTCTACTGTTTAAATCTAAATTTCCTCCTAGTTGCGGTGTGGTATCAGCTAATACACTTGCTAAACCTCCTCCACCTCCTGAGCCTGTTCCAATTGTTACAGTAAAGGTAGAACTATCTCCTTTTGTAAAAGTAACCACATTTTCAGCAGCAGATGCAGTAGTTAACAGATCTGCACTTGAAGACATTAAAGTAGGCTTACCTGTTAGTCCGCTAAATGGTGCTACTGAAGCACTAACTGAATATGAGGATGAAATAACTCCTGTTACCCCACTACCTTCTCCTTCAAACGACCCAGAAAAGGATCCACTCATATTGGTAACTGTACCAGGTCCAACTAAATCAAATGAACCTGTTGCTCTAAAACTACCTGTTCTTTCATGAATATCATCGAAAGAATCTCCAAAAATAGTAGAACCTGAATTATAAATCTGTATAGTTGTATTACGTTCAGTAACAAATTCTTCTGCTGTTAAAGTACCTCCAACAGTAAGGTTTTGAGTTATTTTAGCACTACCGGTAATGTCAACTTGATCTCCTGCTGCATCAGCATCTATTAAAACTGATCCAGTTATTTTTAAATGATTATTAGCAAAGATTAAATTATTACTTCCTGTAAACTGTGCATTGGCTCCTGAAACTGCATTACCCAATTTAAATTGTACAGCTCCATTTCTACCGACAGGGTTAGTTAAAGGAATACTCACAGAGCTACTTATTGCAGTAAACTTGTGTAGTTTTAAGTTAGAACCTTCATAAGAAGCAGAATGAAAAAACTCTCTAAAGTTTTGATCTAGTTCGTCATGTGTAAGTGAAGATCCTTTTGTTCCTCTAAACTGAATTGCCATCTTTAATTATTATTTGAACCGGTTGGTGCATGTAATTGTCTACTTTTCAAATCGTCTACCTCGTCTTTAAGTTCTTTTATAGCTTCTATTAGTACCCCAACTATACCATTGTAGTTAACACTAAGATAGCCATTATTATCTTCAGAAACAACTTCTGGAAGAACTTTTTGTATTTCTTGAGCAATTACT